TACAAGAATTATTTGATAAAAAGATAGTAATCTTTCACAATGCAAAGTTCGATATGGCATTCTTTGAGTATCATTTCAACTTTGAGTTTCCTCGCTTCGAGGATACAATGCTACTGCACTATCTCATAGATGAGAATCCAGGTACACATGGTCTAAAGCAGCTAGCAATGAAGTATACAATCTATGGTGACTACGAGAAACCAATGTATGATTGGATAGATAACTATCGTAAACAGAATGGTATACTAAAAAATGATTTCAGTTGGGGAGATATTCCTTTTGACATTATGAAATTATATGCAGGTATGGATGCGGCAGTAACGTATCTAATTTATGAGAAGTTTGTAAAGATCAAACAAAATAAAAGACTTGCAAAAGTATACGACAATATATTAATTCCAGGATGTCGTTTCTTAACAGACGTCCAAGATAATGGCGTACCCTTTGACAAACTAAGACTAGTGAAGTCTCAGTCTCTTATGCAAGAGCAGATTGATGAAGCTGTGGTAGATATGTACAAAGAACCTGCCATTCGTAAATTTGAGGAAATCAATGGAAAAGATTTTAATCCTAATAGTACTGTTCAACTTCGTAGTCTTTTGTTTGACTTTGTGGGGCTACGCCCGACTGGTAAACGAACTGGCACGGGAGCGCACTCTACAGATGCAGAAGTACTCGGAGAACTTGCAGAGCAATCACATATCCCCAAACTTATTCTTGAGATACGACAAAAATCCAAAATTAAAAATACTTATTTGGACAAAATCTTACCTCAACTGGATAGAGATAGCAGGTTACGTACAGGTTTTAACCTTCATGGCACTACTAGCGGCAGGCTCAGTTCTAGTGGTAAGCTTAACATGCAACAACTGCCTAGAGATAATCCAATCGTTAAGGGATGTATCAAAGCAGCTCCCGGAAGTAAGATTGTTGCAATGGATTTAACTACTGCGGAAGTGTATGTAGCCGCAGTACTTGCAAAAGATAAAGCACTTATGGACGTATTCAAGTCTGGAGGTAACTTTCACTCTGCGATTGCACACAAAGTATTCAAATTACCTTGTGAAGTAGATCAAGTAGCAGAGCTATACAGTATGCAAAGACAAGCAGCTAAGGCTGTAACCTTTGGTATTATGTACGGAGCAGGTGCAAATAAAATCAGTGAACAAGTAACAAAAGATAGTGGTAAACCTTTTACTCGTAATGAAGCACAAGAGGTTATTGATGACTACTTTAAAGAGTTCCACAAGCTAAAATCGTGGATAGAAGACAACCAAAAATACATCCAGCAGAACGGGTTTATTTACAGCTTCTTCGGAAGAAAAAGGAGATTACCAAATGTCGCCTCGACAGACAAAGGCATCCAGAGCCATAGCGTTAGGTCTGGTCTTAACTTTTTGGTGCAGTCTGCTGCTAGTGATATTAACCTTCTCGGTGCCATAGACATGAATGCTTGGATAAAAGCAAACAACAAGAAAGCACGTATCTTTGCGTTAGTACACGATTCAATATTAGCAGAAGTACCAGAAGAAGAAATAGAAGAGTATATGGAAAAGCTAGCATCATATATACAAATGGACAGAGGGCTTTCAATTCCAGGAGCCCCCGTAGGCTGTGACTTTGAGATTGTACACGAAGATTACTCTGGCGGTAAGTTCGAGAAAATGTATGGTGATAGGATATAAAAACTTACATAAGCTAGTATTTCCAGTTTTCCTTTTAGATTCGGGAAACTGGGATGCTGGCGATGGTTTACTTTATCTCAATGGTTTGTTGCTCGATGATAAGAATCAGTCAGGAGAGACTCTTGGCGCTCGCAGAGTACAGACACCTCATGGCGGATTGTATGAACTCAAAAAGATGGTTTCATCTCCAAACGGCTTACTAAAACAAAGCACAAAGTATTTTATAGATAATGCAGGACGACCTTTCATATATGAAAAGAGTCTTATGTTACCTCTAAAGTATTTAAAGATCAATAAAGTAGTACGAAAAGATACTGCGGCATTGATATGGGTGAAAGGACATAATGCTCCATTCACCGTACCGCGCCCTCCCGAAGTAGGATATACATGGGCAGGGGTTCTGCATCTACGGAGAATACCTTGGATGCTTTACGAGTATTCTGAAAAGAAACTCAAAGACACAAGAAGAAAAGTATAATATGGCTAAAAGACGTAAAACTCTTGCAGGCGCTAGTTTAGAGTTGCGAGAAATCGACCCCTTAACCAGAAACCAGTTGACAGCATTTGAGTCAACAAAAAACTTAGTCTTACACGGCTTAGCAGGCACAGGTAAAACATTTATATCGTCATACCTTGCCTATGATGACATGGCAAAAGGAGTATACCAAAGCCTTGTCATTATTCGTAGTGCTGTTCCTACTAGAGATATCGGGTTTTTGCCCGGAACAGAAAAAGAAAAAGCTTCTGTATATGAAGAACCTTATAAAGATATAGCAAATGATTTATTCAGTCGAGGAGATGCTTATGAAATTCTCAAGAATAAAGGGCTAGTACACTTTATGACAACTTCTTTTATACGAGGTATAACACTCAGAGACGCTGTAATTATGATAGATGAGTGTCAGAATATGTCTTTCCATGAGCTAGACTCAATCATTACTCGTATTGGCGAGAACTGTAGAGTTATGTTTTGTGGAGACTTTCGACAGGCAGATTTAAAAGCAAACGGACTACAAGATTTTATCAGAGTTCTAAAACGAATGGAGAGATTCACGTTCATAGAATTTGAAGTAGAAGATATTGTACGATCTGATTTTGTAAAACAATACATCATTGCAAAGAATGAACTCAATCTATGAAAGCAGTTATAAGTCACAGAATATATATGGATTGTAGTGCTGAACTACAAGAGGCTATTGATAAAGAGCTTACATATGTAATTCCTTCGCACAACCCACTCGATCCGCCTCAAGTGATTAAAAACATGGGCATAATTCGTAACGGGTTAGTATCTCTACCGATAGGGCGTACGGATTTAATACCAGAGCACTATGAAATAGTAGATAAGCGAGTAAAGAAGTCTGTAGAATTTCCTGAGTTTAAGTTTGAGTTACGACAAAGTCAAAAGGATGTTTATGACGCAATCGAAGACAACTCTATAATTAACGCATGGGTCAGTTGGGGAAAGACTTTTACAGGTTTAGCTATCGCTGGTAAGCTTGGTCAAAAGACACTTGTTGTTACTCATACTGTACCTCTACGAAATCAGTGGGCAAAAGAGGTAGAAAAAGTCTATGGAATTAAAGCAGGCATCATAGGCAGTGGTCAATTTGATCTTGATGCTCCTATCGTAATTGGGAATACACAAACTTTATACAGAAACGTAGACAAGATTCGTAAAGAGTTTGGGACAGTCATACTAGATGAGATGCATCATGTTAGTAGTCCGACCTTTTCCAAAATACTAGATACAAATTACTGTAGATATAAGATAGGTCTATCGGGAACTATAGAAAGAAAGGATGGTAAACACGTTGTGTTCAGAGATTACTTTGGTAATACTGTTTATAAGCCACCAAAAGAAAACTATATGACCCCTACAGTACATATTGTACCGTCTGATATTCGTTTTATGGATGGTTCGAGAATACCTTGGGCAAACAGAGTAACAAAGTTAGCGAACGATGAAGAATATAGACACACTATCTCCATGCTAGCGGCGGCCTACGCCGCAAGAGGGCATAAAGTTCTAGTAGTAAGTGATCGTGTGAGTTTTCTCAAAGCCTGTGCAGAACTTACGGGGGAGAAAGCAATTTGCGTAACTGGTGACGTTCCGCATGAAGAAAGAGAAGTGCTTGTAGATAAGATTCTGTACGGGAATTCAAATATACTCTATGGAACGCAAGCAATCTTCTCTGAAGGCATATCAGTAGATACACTTAGTTGTTTGATACTTGGTACGCCTGTAAATAACGAGCCCTTGCTCACACAGCTTGTAGGGCGAGTGATTCGTAAAAAGGAAGGTAAGATTGATCCTGTTATAATTGATATACACCTGAAAGGAAATACGGCTCGAAAACAAGCCTCGAATCGTGTCGGGTTCTATATGAAGCAGGGCTGGAACATGAAGTACCTTTAGAAAAATAATTCTTGACAACTTGGTAAAAACAAAGTATAATATATGCTCTTATTTGATTGGAAAAAGGTTTATGATACGGCAGAGGGCAATATTGCTACCTGCAACTTGATCATGGAAATGTTAGTAAATGAACAGATTCCACAAAACAAGTATGATCGTATATATAAATACTCTAATAAAAATTTTACAGGTTCCAGCTTTCTTCTTCACGGAGACTTGCTCCTGTACCATTCCTATAAGTACACATCTAAAGAACTTTGTATCTACTACGCTCTCGCATCTTTGCGAAGCTACGCAGATTACATAGCTTCTTATAAAACCACACTAGATTCACTGCATTGTCCAGTGCCTCTAGAACAAATTAACGATAACAGGCTACTCATTGTAGATGACCAAGAAATTACATTTATATATGAAGAAGTCACACTGGAGACTATACACTAATGGCACTATCATTTAATAAGCAAACGGGCGGAGCCCAAAAATCATCCATCAATACCTTTCAATACAAAGACGGCGATAACAAAATGCGTATCGTTGGCGACATCTTAGCTCGCTATGTCTACTGGATTCAAGGTGAGAATGGCAAAAATATCCCTATGGAGTGTCTATCTTTTGATAGAAATTCTGAGAGATTTAATAATCAAGAAAAGGATTGGGTACGAGAGTACTATCCTGACCTAAAATGTGGCTGGAGCTATGCTACTCAGTGCATTGATAACGGTGAACTCAAAGTAGTAAACCTAAAGAAGAAGTTGTGGGAGCAAATTATTACTGCCGCAGAAGATCTCGGTGATCCTACTGATGTTGATACTGGCTGGGACATTTGTTTCAAGCGAGTAAAAACTGGGCCACTTCCTTACAATGTAGAATATCAGCTACAAGCACTGAAATGCAAGCCTAGAGCTTTGGAAGAGAGTGAGTTAGAAGTTATTTCTGACTTGAAGTCTATGGATGATGTTATGTCTCGTCCTACTCCAGATGCTCAGAAAGAGTTGCTTGACAGAGTTCGTAACCACGGTGACGAAACTGATGACGAAGCCTTAGATGCGGAGTTCAATGTAGGATGATTCTCTTCACGGCAGACTGGCACATCAAGCTGGGACAGAAAAATGTACCAGTAAAGTGGGCTACAAACCGTTATAAAATGTTCTTTGAGCAAGTTTATGAACTAGAGAAAGAGTGTGATATGCACATCATCGGTGGAGATCTCTTTGATCGTCTACCGAACATGGAAGAGTTGGAGCTTTACTTCTCGTTTATTCGAGGAGTAAAGATTCCTACTATTATATATGATGGAAACCACGAAGCCACAAAGAAAAATAAAACTTTCTTTAC